CTTTGTGCATAGTCACCAAACTTATATTCCGTTTCGTCGTCCTGTTCTGAGAGATAAGCACTCCAATCTCTGGCAATAGGAATGTTATCATAAAGATCAGCATAGTTCCAAAACTCAATCTTCTTATCTCTTGCTGTAACATCAGGAATTAACCCGAACATATTACATATTAACTTTACAAACTCAATTTGTGTTAAGTCTGGCATGTTCACGTGTGGAGTCATTGGAGTATTATAAGCTGAAGTACTTATAACTATCTCTGTTATTTGTAATGAATATTCAGTACAGTTATTAAATGGAGTTGTTCTAAAGGTTAGATCTTCATTAGCCAGAGCTTGGTATTCACCTATATATACTCCCGCTGCTGTTGTACTTTGTGTTGTTAGTGTAGCTGCCAGAAGAGCGCCTGAATAAACTGTAATAGTCAAAGGAGGAGACCCGTCAAAATAAGCCTGATTAATTCCTACCCTAAACTTATAAAGTGCCGCATACGGCGTGTAATAGACTCCAGTTGCTAACCATGCAGCCGTCCCGACCGTCTTGGATGTACCCCCTACAAATTGACTCGGTACGATAAAATCTTTTCTTCCATCGTACCTGAGAGAGTAAAGCCATTGAACAACTGAAATATTAGAAGGCGTTAAATTTACTATCGGCATCCAAAGTTTAAGGAATGTATCATTTGTAAGAATATCCCCTAAACAAGTAAATACAGCGTTTGAAAATATCTCGTCCCATATAGTTTTAATCTTAACAAATGGCCATATCCACCCGCCATATAATTCAACTGTATTCCCGACTAATTTCAAAGGTGTCATACCACCGTCGTCTGAAGGCTCACAAAGCGGGTAAAGATAATCTAAGTCTGAATTTTGGCTAAGTTCTATATCAGTCAGATTCCAGTCATGATCCGTTGAAGCTAAAGTAAGATCAGTAAGTTTTAGTAGTTCAATCTCTTTAAAAAAGTTAAGGTTCCCTGAATAAATTGAAGCAAAGTAATACTGATCGTTGCCTTTGTCGAGTATCATATACCCTCCGGTAATCATCTCAATGCCGTTACTCACATATTTACAGCTCTGTTGAATGTAAGGGAATGAAGTATTTGCGCCCGGTTCTCCAGAGAGTTCAAACAAAGCTCGCATCGCTCTTGTTTTTCTTATTTTAAATTGTGCTGTAAAGTCTGACTGCCTGTCTTGCATCTCTGCAATATCATTCACCTGTTTGTTAATCGGAATTACCTCATCTTCATCTAAATCACATTCAGTATCGTTTATGTAGAGATGTTGTGACTTCTGAAATACGGCCGGGGTGTTTGGTAATTCTTTGCGTGTAATCTGAAAGTTAAGAATATAAGCGGATTCGTCTTTTATAATATTTGTTCCGCGAGTTATTTCAACTTCTCTCCAAATACCTGATTCATATTGTTCAACCTTTTCAGATAAAAGTAATCCTTCAAATCCGGGAATATTGCCCGCTGTTATTCCTTCAAGAGTTATTTGATATGAGTATTCTGCTTTCAGTTTTGTAGGCCGTTCAACTTTTGATATGCGTGAAAACATTTTAGTCACCTGAGTTCCCATGCTCTCGGTCTGCATGCTTATTTCGTACCCGTTGCGAAACAAAAAATAATGAAACCCATTAAAATACCATCTTAAATAGATTCCTTCAGTACAACGAACAATCGGTATATTAATTAGAGAAATCATGCGATTCTCTTTTTATGTGGATGTCTCATATTTTGTTTTGTTTGCTCAGAATGAATTTTCCCTATACGTGCTTTACTCATATTTTCCCTAGTTTCAATTGAAAAGGGTTTTCTTTTACCTCCCTTAAGTGCCTTAGATATTTTTTGCCTATGTGCTTCAGACATCTTCATTCCCTTATTATATGGAATTCTATTTCTCATTTTTAATTTAGTTTCTTCTGAATGGTGTTTTCCATAAAAAGAATTCTTTGTGCCTTTATGCGCTTCCGACATTTTTAAGCAAGTCTCATCAGATAATTTACAGCCCCTTTTCAGATTAGCTATTTTTTGTATGTGCTCTTTTGATAACGGAATTCCTTTCTTCGCATCACTTATTCTTTTACGCCATTCATCTGATAATTTCCTTCCCTTTAAGCGTTCACTATTCTTTTTATTATCTTCCTTGGAATGCTTTACCCCTAACGGACTCCCGGCGGTTGGTTGAATATTAAAATAATGTGTTAATGTATCTAAATAATGTTGTTCCCTAATAATTAAAAACTCAGGCAAACATGGTTCTGTAATTATAAATACTAAATCTAATTCTCCGTACTTATTGTAATGGTTCTGGAGTTTTTTAGAATGATGTTTATTATTTCGTAATGAGTGCAAATGGACTCTCCACCGTCCTTGTATATCAATAGCGCTTCCAATATAAATCCGTTCAGGTTTTATTTGTGATTCAATTTTATATATACCACTGATTTTCATATTATAAAGATAGTCAATTATTCAAGTAGCAATATATTTTATGGTAAATAATAGCTGAAAATATTCCTGCACAAACAAAAAAAAGTAATTCAATAATATTAAACGGTTTTGTGAATATAAAGTACCACAATAGAACTTCGCCTGTAAAGCATTTATAACACCCTCCTAGCGGTTTTTGTAAATACCAGGGTAATCTATCAATCAACCTACCGTACCAGCTTAAAGGCGTATGTGGCTCCTGGATTAAAGCAGAAATTATAAATGTGATTAACGATATTTTTAAAATTTCCATTAGTGTATTATTACCAAGTCATCACAAAGTTTCGCTGCACTTGCTGTATGCCCTACCTGATTAATTATTGCAGTAGTGTTGGCTTGGCCTGTGCCTATTGCCGTACCTGTACCCGTTACAGCTACACTATCGATATTACTCCATGACGAAGATACTAAAAAGTCTGATGGTGCTGCCTCTAAATAGTCGTTCCCTGATTTCCAAAAAATCAATCCGCCTGCAGGCCCGATATCACGCAAATTATAATTAATTAGTGATGTAAAAGCCCGACAGGCGCGAACTCTATTATGACCTGTCTTTGTATTAAAGTCATCATTATATCTATCTGAGAACCTAATCGCCCACGCAAATGAAGCAAATGATTCTGATGAAGACCAATAATAACTCCCATCGGTTACAAACCCACCAACTGAATGAACTTTTAACTCATCATACATTGCATTTAACTCATCCTTTGAAGAAAGGAACCAATCATTGTAGGTTACCGGTGGAATTAATGCAGCCCAGTTACGAATTAACCTCACACTCTGGAAATACGACGTTATCTGAGTAATCATCTGTATCTGATCGGTTAAATCAAAAGCTACCGTATTGCCTTCACCAACAATAATATGACCGCCTATCCAAAATTTCGTATTGTCTTTTAACTGAACAAAAGCACTCGAAAACATACCCGCCCCTCTTGCATCAAAACCGAAGTTATTTGTTCCGCCTGTATTCCAGTAAGTTGTACCGATAGATTTTAGTATTCCCCCTGCAATCGTTAGTCCTCCACAAAAAGCGATTAGCTCGTCCCAGTCCTCACGTGTTGGAACATGATAACCAGTCGGGCAAAAGCCAGCCGTCTGTACTTGATTACGCGTATATAACCCGCCGTACAGAACCCTATTAGCTTCGTCGTTATTATAAACCTTTGACCCGGGAAAACTTGATCCGTAGTTTTTGCACATCCAGACCTGAGTACCTATCTGAACCTCACAAATCGCCAAAGGATTCCCGTCCGCCTCAATAGTTACAATCGGAACCGTATCAGGAATAACAGGTAATTCAGTAAATTGATTGTCGCTTATGTCTAAGTCAATAAGATCAACTAAGGTATCAGGTATGTCAAGATGATCAATATTATTATTGCTTAAATCTAATGTTTCGAGAATTACTAAGTCCTCTGCCAGAATAATATCAATAATATCATTGCCTGAAAGCCCTAAATCAGTCACCTGAGGAAGGTCTCCTGTAATTGTGATTACAGTTTCCACTCCTCCACTTCCAGTATAGTCATGTGTGATAGTCTGTTCCCCACCTGTTAATACGATTGTTTCAACATTGCCATCACCCCAATCAATTATAATTTCAGCGCCAGCCTCACCCGTTACAACGATAGTAAACACTCCATCGATAATTGTAGTAACGGTTATAGTGTCGGGGCTTGTTACCGGCGGGATTACTATCGGGATAGTAAGAATAGGGCTAAACCCTGTCTGTGAAATTTCTTTGCTTCCTATTTTTACACTTAATTCAACTTCATAACCGTTTACCTGATTATCATAAACAACTAAACTACCCGGTGCAATAGATATATTTTTCCATCCATCAGAAGTTAAAATATAAACCTCGCGAGTATTTAATATCGTTCTTATAGCCTCGCATTGTTCGTAGGTTATTTGACCTGATCCCATTAGTACAGACTTAGTGCCAATAGTTCTGTATTTTTCACCTTCTGTAATTAGTGATTGTTGACCGGGTTTAAAGAAGAAATAATGAAAACCATTGTAGTACCATCTTAAATAGTACCCCTGACACGGCCTTTTAATAGTTATCTTTTGAGGGACGTTATTTAAGTAACCTATTATCATGCTGAGATTGATAAGGTTAAATGATCAGCTAAGGCCGGAATTGAAGCCGGGTTAATCATCAGAGAATTAATAAAGCCCTCTAATAAATCAGCTTTTACAACTGTTACAACATCTGCACCAATTTGAGTATTGACTGAATTATATATCTTCATTGTAATTGTCACGTCGGTTGTAGAAATAACTCCTGCTGTCTCAGGGAATATAAATGAAATATCAAAAGGCAGTCCGACAAAATAAACCGGCTTCTCAAATGAATTAAGAAATGGCGCGTTATAGATTGCATTTGCAACATACTCATGTAGATTAGACCCTTGTTCCTCACTTCTTACGCATTCGCCATAATACCAAAGGATCGTATCAGAAGGGGGAGAGATTACACCACCTTCAGGAATCCATAACTCTGAACTTCCATACCAACAACCTCTATACTCAAATGAGAAGTTTCCCGACTTGGTTGGTTCTTTCATTATCGGAGATGTGTAATTACCTGTCTTTGCAAGTGATGTTTTAATCCTTAACACTCCGGACACGTCCAAATCAGCATAACCAAACCTATCAGGTGAAGCAATTACGGTTAAAGTCTCAAGTATTCCGTTAATAGTTAACCGACCTTCAAAGTAATATCCTCCGTAAAGCGTATGATCATTTAAATAAGTGATAGTCCTATCAGGGTCGAGTGCCGTATCACCAGGTGCGAACCCTGCTATATAAGGAATATCTGTCTCTATTGTCGTTGTTCCTGTTCCCGCGAGCGTATTACCTACATACATCGCGTTTAAGGTCTTATTAAAGACTGAGACAATATCACCAGTAGTTCCTGAGTAAGTCCCGGCAGCAACCGTTAAACGAAGTTTGCCAGCGTTATTTACAGCAGTTACAATGTTAAAGTCATGCCTAAATAACCGGAAATTATTAGGTGATTCGGTTGCAACCCACCTTGAGACGTTCGGAGGACTTACTGAATCAGAATATTCGGGAGTTGAGATAAGTGTTATCATGAACATATATTTTTTACAAATTCGTCAGATAATATCTTTATTTCATCTTTAGTTAACGGTTGACATTGTTTCATAATTTCTTTACTTAATCGTAACATGTCGATTAATATATAACTTAAAAAGATTACTATTAAAACAACTCCGATAACAATAATAATTTTCATTTGGAATGGCCTCCTCCGCCACGTTTACCGCCTTTAACTTTACCACTTGATTTTTTCATATCACCTCCATTGTTATTTGTCCAATCTTTTCAGAAAATTTTTTTTCAATCTTCTCAATCGTCGATTTACGGACTGAAGTGTAAACATCGACAAAAGTCTTATTCCTGAATTGCTGATTGCCGTAATGGTTAATGTACCATGTCATTTGTTTCGCCTCTCTTAACTTTCCTTCTGCAGTCTGTGATTTGAACATGTTATGCTTTTCCATCCATTTGTAAATTCGCTTATAAAGTCCGGTATCAACATTTGATTTACGTGGCCCCCGACCTCTCTCTAAAACTCCAAGCCAGTACGGAACTAATATCCCATCATGAAGCTCTGTAATTTCAACCGTAAACATCTTCATAATAGAATCACTGATCTTGTTTCCACTGTAAGAGTTCTTGTCCCCTATCAGTTTGATCATCTCAGTTAGTTCCGGTTTTAAATCAATGCCTATCATCTGTTTTTATTAAATGTGCTTCTGCGATTTTCCTTCTGCCATCCCTTTAACATTCCAGTCTTGTGGAATGAACCATGTGAATGATAATGAGCCTCACCACCGCCATCCATTGGCGCACCGTGTCCGCCACTTCTAATTGAGTTGAATCCTGAACTTAAAGCCAGAATCATTGTCATTAAAAAACTTTTCTTTTGTAGGTTATTAGTTTTCATGTTAGTAGGATTTTTTCATCATTTTACGTGGTTTGATATTCTTGTTTATAAGTCCTTTTTTCTTAAAGACTACTAATTCCATTTTAGAACAAACAATCAACATAGTATCATTGATAGGGAATATACCTTGTTGCCGTCCCATTTGATCCCAAATACATTTCCAGCCCCGTTCCCTTCTTGCTTTATACTTTAAAGCAAACCAATAAGACGAGTAACCAAAGAAGATACGAGGCTTTTTAATTGATCTCAATACGATAAATACAGATTTACACCAGCCGTAAACATCAATAAAGAACTCTTTTATTTTAGTCCATTTTATTTTGTCTCCGATACTGTGAAGGAATCTGACTAATAGTTTCATTTTTAACATATTACAAACATGGGTTTTTATTCTCATTTTTCAAATAATACAAGTCCAAAGGCATCGACCAACCGATAACATTAGCATCGTATTTAGTTTCCTGAATCTTTGTAACGGTCATTGCTTTGATTTGCTTATAATCTTCTGAATCAATCAGGTAAAGGATTATCTTTTTACAGACATCTAACAGGGTTTGTAGTTTAACTTCATTATCATCAGCTGCACCCTCTAATTCGACTTGTTGTATAACCTCAATCACAATAGGCGGAAAGTGTTCTAAGATAGCATTTGCCTTAACTTCTAAGAGTACTTC